GTGCTCTTCCGATCTGGTCGAGATCGACCTGATGCCTACCGAGGGCATGCGCGAGGAGGCTGAGCGCTATCAGGCATGGAAAGAAGAGGGGCGCGATGGTGGCACCGATGTGGCCGCCACCCGGGCCCGGCAGATCCTGAGCGGTGACGAGCTCAGTGCTGACACCGTGATCACCATGTCGGCATGGTTCGCCCGGCACGAGGTGGATAAACAGGGCCAGGGCTTCAGTCCTGACGAGGACGGCTATCCCTCACCAGGTCGTGTGGCTTGGGCTGCTTGGGGCGGTGATGCAGGGAAAAGGTGGAGTGATGCGAAGGCCGATAGCATCAAGGCAGCACAAGAACGCTCTATGGAACTTCGCGCCGCTCCCGACGAACTGAAAGAGGGAGATTTTGTCAGCTGGAACTCGAGTGGCGGTCGGGCTCGTGGACGAATCGAGCACATCATGCGCGAAGGCACTTTGGGTGTGCCTGACAGCGAGTTCAGCATCGATGCCACCGAAGAGGACCCGGCCGCATTGATCCGCGTCTACCGCGAGGGGCAGGCAACCGAGGTGATGGTTGGCCACCGGTTCAGCACACTCACCAAGATCCAACCGATTGATGGCGAGGAGGGGCGGCCTTACCCGAACGAGCACGCAGCTCGGCTGCTCGACCCGGACATGTTCGAGCGCTTCCGCCGCGTCAACGATGACTTCGGCGCTGGAATCGACGCAATTTATGGCATCAACGAAGGCGATCCCGTTCGCCTACAGGCAATTCGATTTGATGCCTCTCGCTTTACAGTATCCGAGGCAAGGCAGTGGTTGGATGACAATGACTACCAGCCAATCCTTTTCGAGGAGGCCACCGGGGAGCGTGTCATGAAACTTGATCTGAAGCGGATCAACAAGGAAGGCCTGAAGCGCGAGGTCGCTCAGGGCATGCGTGTCGAGGAGAAGGCTGACGATCGGCTGACCTTCTCGTTCAGCTCCGAGGCTCCGGTGGAGCGTTGGTGGGGGCGTGAGGTGCTGGTGCATGACACTGAGTCGATGGACCTGAGCCGAATGAACGACGGTGGTGCCTGGCTGTGGAACCACAACCGCGATGTGGTGCTGGGCGTGGCCGAGAAAGCCTGGCTGGGCGACGACCGCCGGCTTTATGCGACCGTCAAGTGGAGCCCGAACACAATGGAGAAGGGCACCGAAGAGTACAAGCGCCGCCGTGACATCGAAGCAGGAATCGTTCGCAATGTGTCTTTTGCGTATGAAATTGCAGATGTCCGCGAATCGTCAGATGGTGACTTCCTCGTTACAAAATGGAATGTACTGGAAGTATCATCTGTAAGCGTTCCGGCTGATCAATCGGTTGGCCTCGGACGTGCCCTTGATGTTGTAGAAGCTGCTGACGTTATGCTTGACCACGAGCAGTCCGCCGAGCGCGGTACTGAAAAACAACCTGTGCCCTCAACAATGGAACAATCCATCGACATCAAAGAGGTGCAATCCGCCGCTCGGGCTGCTGAGCGCGATCGGGTTGCCACCATTCGCGCTATGTGCGAACAGCATCAGGTCGGCGCTGAGCTGGCTGACAAGCTGATCAACGACGACGCTTCTGTCGATCAGGCTCGCGAGGCCGTCCTGACCCAACTCGGCCGCAGCCGCAAGGAATTCCAGGGCCGCATTCACGATGACGGCGCCGCTGCCATCGGCCTGACTCAGCAAGAGGTCAAGCGCTACAGCCTGATGAACGTGATTCGTCACCTGGCTGATCCCACCGACCGCTCCGCTCGTGAAGCTGCTGCTTTCGAGATCGAGTGCTCCAAGGCTGCTGAAGGCAAGCTCGGCCGCGCTGCCAAGGGCGTTGTGATGCCCTGGGATGTGCTGTCCGCTCCTGCTGTTCGTAGCCAAAGCGTCGGCACCGCCACGGCCGGTGGTTACCTGGTCGACACCCAACTGCTGACCGGTTCGTTCATCGATCTGGTTCGCAACCGCTCCGCCCTGCTGGGCCTGAATGTCACCACGCTGACCGGCCTGGTCGGCAACGTGGACATCCCCAAGAAGACCGGCGCCACCACCGCCTACTGGGTGGGTGAGGACGTCGCCGTCACCGAGAGCGCAATGACCCTGGGTCAGATCTCGATGACCCCCAAGTCGCTGGGCGGTTTCGTTGACATCACCCGTCGCCTGATGCAGCAGGCTTCGATGGATGTCGAGGCCATGGTTCGCGCTGACCTGGCTGAGTCCATCGCCCTGGCGATCGACTACTCCGGCATCTACGGCCTGGGTGGTTCCTCCGCTCTGCTGGGTATCAAGAACATCACCGGTGTTGGCTCGGAGACCCTGGCCAGCAACGCTGATACCAACAAGTCCATCGACGGCACCACCTACTACTTCGGCACCTTCGCCGACTACGTCAACATGGAGACCACCGTCTCGGTGGCCAACCTGGACGTGGATTCGATGTTCTATGTGGGTAACGCTCACGTTCGCGGTGCTCTGAAGCAGACCCTGCGCAACACCAACAGCGAGCGGTTCATCTGGGAGAACAACGAGGTCAACGGTTACGGCGCTCGCGTGTCGAACCAGCTGATCGGCTCGAACGTGATCTTCGGCGACTTCAGCCAGGCCATCTTCGGCTTCTGGTCCGGCGTCGACATCACCGTCGATCCCTACAGCAACAGCACCAAGGGCACCACTCGCATCGTGGCTTTCCAGGATGTGGACTTTGGTGTTCGCAACCCCGGTGCTTTCGTGTTCGGCTCTGGCAACGCCTGATGAGCTGGTTCAAGCTGACCACTGACGTGATGGTTCGCGGCACCTCCCGGGCAACCGGTGAGGTGCTCGACCTCTCCGAGAGTGAAGGCCAGCTCTTGGTTGGCCTCAGTCGAGCTGTGCGCTGCGAGGCACCTGCGCCTCCAGAGCCTGTTTGCCCCATGCCCGCACCAGAGGTGAAGAAGCCTGCTGTGCGTCGCACCATCAAACCACTTTCCCAGGAGGACTGATCCATGGCTCTGAGCCAACGCAATTTTGAAGCGCTGCAGCACTTCAGCGCTTATGCCCCCGCAACCGTCACCGGTGTTGGCACTGGCAGCGGTGTCGACCTGATGGGCTACGACGGCGACGTCTTGTTCGTGATGCATGCAACGGCTGCTGGCGCTTCTGCTGGCTTCTCGGTGCGCCTGGAGCACAGCGACGCGAGTGGTAGTGGCTACGAAGCCATCACCGGCGGTGCTTTTACCGACATTGCCAACGCGGCATACCTCGGCCATGTGACCATCTCGAAAGACGATGTGAAGCGCTATGTGCGCGTGAACATCCACACCGAGACTGGCACCGCTAGCTCGATCATTTCGGTTACCGGTTTCGGCGTCAAGAAGTATCAGTGATCGTAGACGATCCTGCTATTTATATGGCAGATTTTGGCGTCACTGTTGTCAGTGGCGCCATTTCTGGCCTCGGTATCTTCGATATGCCGAGCGAAATGATTATTGATAATCAAATTATTACGACTGATTATACGCTGACTTGTGCGGCGTCCGAGTTCGGGCATTTGCTTTATGGGTCACAAGTAAGCGTTAATGGCGTTCCGTATACGGTTCGCGCTACGCAATTGGTTCACGATGGAGTATTCGTGCAAATAAGTCTTCAAAGAGACGTGGACGTGCCAACATCAGTTTCAACTACCCCTATTGATGGCAATGGCGTCGATGCACAAATCGATGATTTAGGTATTGAGCAGCTTGATCCAGAGCTTGATGGTGGATCGGCCACTACCGATTACATTGATGGCAATGTCCTTGATGGTGGTGGAGCATGAGTAGCGTTGCTCGAATTCGCTTGCGTCGCGACACGGCTGCGAACTGGACTGCTGCGAATCCTGTACTTCTTAATGGTGAGATTGGACTCGAAACTGATACTCGTAAATTTAAGGCTGGTAATGGCTCGAGCGCATGGTCCTCTCTGAGCTATTACCCGGCCAGCACAGCGACAATGGTTCGCGGTCAATGCAGCAAAACTACTACTGGCACTATTGCTATTGCGACTCAGAGCACTTATGTTACCACTGGCTTGACCGCAACGCTTGATTCAAGTACAGCACAGGGCATGACCCTTGGCACCACGAATACATTTGCGTTAAAAAATACTAGCGGAAGTACGAAAGTATTTCGATTTTATGCAAGCATGGATGCCAGAACTGTTAGCGGAAACAATAAAAATCTCGGCGTGAAGCTGGCCTTGAATGGTGTTGCAATTGATCAGACTGAATGTCAGGCAAACACTGGTGGTAACAATGAGCAGGCAAAGCTCGTTACTAGCTGGATGATTCAAATGGCTAACAACGATGAAGTGTCTCTATTTGTTGCGAATCTTAGCAGCGATGTTGACATTGAATTTCTTCGTGGGCGCCTACTGGCCAGCGAGATTCTGTAATGGCTACAAAACGTGAGCTGATTCTCGAAGCCATCAAGACCGCTCTGACCGGTTCGGCCACGCTGGACGCCACCGTGTATCGCAGCAGGGTCACGCCGCTGGCCCGGGGCGAGTCTCCGGCCGTCATTGTGGAGCCAGTGCGGAATGACGTAGAGCAGAACACATGCCTGCCGACCCTGGATCACTCGATGCAGGTAAGGGTTGCTGTAATTGTTCGTGGAGAGATCCCAGATCAACTTGCAGATCCGGTGATCAACGCCGCACACAGTGCGATTATGGCCGATCTCACTCTTGGTGGATTAGCAATTGATGTTCAGCCAGGGGAAACAGAATTTACAATGCAAGATGCCGACCAACCGGTTGGTGTTATCTTTTCTATTTACATTGTTCGCTACCGCACTTCAGTGGGCGATCTTTCAACCTGAGGCGACTACCATGATTGATGAGTTCCATGGGCAGGGTGGCTCCTACATCCTTGATCCCGAAACTGGCGTCCGCGTCCTTGTTGAACGGACCGCTCCCCCTGAAACCCAAGAGGTAATTTCCAATGGCCCTTCTGACTCGCAAGCGTCTGATTCTGCTGGAGACGGAATCGACCTACGGGACGGATCCGACTCCAGACGGCGCCGACGCGGTGCTGGTGAGGGATCTGAACATCACTCCTCTGCAGAGTGACGTTGTCAGCCGCGATCTGATTCGCCCTTACATGGGCGCATCAGAGCAGCTTCTGGCCAACACTCGGGTGGAATGCACCTTCAGTGTGGAATTGGCCGGGTCCGGCACCGCTGGCACCGCTCCTCGCTATGGCAAGGCCCTGAAGGCTTGCGGCCTGAGCGAAACGATCGTCGCCACCACAAGCGTCACCTACGCCCCAGTGAGCTCTTCCTTTAGCAGCTGCACCATCTATTACAACATTGATGGTGTCCTGCATAAGGTTACCGGTGCTCGTGGAACTTTCACCATTAACGGGACCGTTGGCCAGATTCCAACGATCGATTTCACCTTCACTGGCATTTACAACACACCGACAGACACCGCTCTGCCGGCCGTGACCTATGCCAACCAGGCCACTCCTCTGGTGTTCAAGAACGGAAACACCACAGACTTCCAATTGCTGTCCTATGCCGGCTGTTTGCAGTCTGTAACGTTCGACATGGGCAACACCCTGGTGTATCGCGAGCTCGTCGGCTGCACCAAAGAGGTGCTTCTGACCGATCGCGCCGCCACTGGCACCGTGGTTCTCGAGGCCGTCACCATGGCCACCAAGAACTACTTCACTGCTGCTCTGAGCGATGGCAGCCTGGGCAACCTGCTGTTCCAGCACGGTCAGACCGCTGGCAACATCGTCGATTTCGCCTCCACTAAGATCGATATTGGCGACGTGTCCTACAGCGATCAGGACGGCATTCACATGCTGAACATTCCTTACACTGCTGTGCCTAGCACAAGCGGTAATGACGAATTCAGCATTGTTTATACTTGATTCGGCAGGCAGGCCAATTCAAGAGGGGCGGCGCCATGGTCGCCCCTTTTTTATTGCGTGTATGATTGGTGAGCAGTGCCTTCCAATCAATGGCGTTTGTCCGCAAAAAGGTCAAGACTTTCAAATGGCCCGTTACCGTCGAAGAGCCCAGCGACGGGGGCACCTTCGATTCCAGTACGTTCGACGTTGTATTTAAGCGCCTTGGACGCAGCGAGTTCAGCAAGCTGTCCGAAAAGGGCGACCTGCAGCTCCTCAAGTCTGTAGTGCTTGGATGGGACGGAATCACCGACGAAGACGGCAAGGAAGTGCCGTTCTCGATGGAAGCGCTGAAAGAATTCTCTGACGATCCTTATTGGATTCGGGGTGTGCTCAAAGCATATACCGAAACTTTTGATGGAGCAAAAGCGGGAAACTAAAAGAGGCCGCCATTTTTTGGACGAAAGGCGGCAAGCGTGTAGAAGATAAAAGCGGGGAGGATGCTGCCGCATTTGGCATTGTTCTCCCTGCTGAGCCGGAGGAGTACGAGGAAGAACAATTTGAAGTGTGGGACGAGAACTGGGATATTGTTATGATGTTTTTGCGAATGCAAACACAATGGAATACCACAATGGCAGGCTATCTCGGGCTGAAATACGAGGTGCTTCTGATGCCAGGCGGTTTGTTGGATCTATACTCGGTGGATGATCGCCTCGAGATGATGGAGGGGCTGCGGGTAATGGAAGCAGCCGCTCTCACCGAGCTCGCCAAGGAGAACAAGGATGGCGCCTAGGCAGATCACCGACATCCTGGTCCGCCTTGGCATTGAAGGTCTGCAGGGCCTCGACAAGGTCAGCAGCGCCTTCAAGGATCTGCAGAAGACTCTTGATGGGCCTACTACTTCGGCTATCGAACGTGTTCGTCGAAGCATCAATGAATATAGCGATGCTTCGGCTCGCAGCGAACAGTTAATCAAAGGTCAGCTTGAAGCATTGCGCGGCCTCAAGACGCAGGCTGACATCAATAGCGCGACATATAGAAGGCTTAACGACGACATAAATAGGCTTGAAACTGAAATGCGCGGCACTACCGCCGCCATTGATCAGCAGCGGCAAGCCGTTCTTGCCTCCACGTCTGCGTCGGAGCGCAATGCAGATGCATTGCGTCGTCAGATTCAGGCATTTGGTGCCCTTCAGCAGCAGACTAGGCCTGGGTCGTCCGCGTTCGCTCAGCTCGGCCGAGACATCGAGACTGCTCGCACCCGCTTGACCGGCCTCACTACCGAGGCCCAGCAATTCAGTCGCGCCCTGACGGCCGGCTTTGGTGCGACACCGGAGCGTCTTGCAAGCCAAATCTCGATTCTTCGCCGTGGCATGGCGGAATTGCGTTTTGACTCAGAGCAGTATCTACAGACGCTGGAAAGAATCCAGCTTCTGTCTATGACGCAAGCCGGAAGAACCGGTCGAGCAAATGTTATCGCAGGCTTTCGCGCATATCAAAGCCGCGAATTCACTGCTGGCTATGCAGATCCATCAAGGCTGCCTGATCTGCCTAATACAACTGCAGCGCTCGAACAGCAGTTATCTGAACTGTCCGCGCAATTGAACAATGTTGAAAGAGGAAGTGCGGATTACACCCATGTTTCGATGCGAATGGCAGCAGTTCAACGGGAACTGCGCACTGAGTTGCTTGGGGCCGCCGAAGCGTTCAACCGTCTGAACATTGCCCAGGCCGGGGCAGAGCGTCGAGCTGCAAAGCTGGAAACGATCCAGGAGTACTACCGCACTCAGGGCCCGATGGCACCTGGTGTTGGCGGCTTCCGAGATCCTGCCACCGGTGCAATGATCGCCCGTGGCGCTCGCACGCCAGATCGCATTCGCGTTCAAGAGCAGGCATACGCACGGCCGATCGGTCCAGAGCCCTTCCCTGAGGCTGCTCGTAGGGCGGAAGAGGCAATTGAAAGATCGTTGAATGATGTAAATAAGATTTACGAAAACGCTCGCGTTCAACGAGCCGAAATACAGTCTAGATACGATGATTTGCATATTGAAAAGCTGCTTGAAGGTCTGGATCTTGAGGGTCGTGTTAGGCAAAAGTCCTTTGATGATGAGCTTGCCGCTTTTGACCGTCAGCTTGATGCTCGAGAACGCCGCCGTCGTGGTCGTATCACACCAGGCCAAGCCGTGCAAACCGCTGGCGCTGTGATCTCTGGTGGCATCTTCGGCGGCCCTGAGGGCTTCCTGGGCGGCTTGGGAGGTGCTGCTCTTGGTGCTTCGATACCAGGCCTGGGAATTGTTGGTGGCGCATTCGCTGGTTCTGCTGCTGGCGCCCAGCTTGGAATGTTCCGGCAGCAGATTGCTGGCACGGCTGATTATGCAGCCCAGATCGGAAAGCTGCAAATTGCCTTGCGCGGAATTGTTGGCAATCAAAATGATTACAACAGGGCGATCGCGGCGGCGGCGGCGGTCACAAAAGATTTGAATGTGCCACAAACAGAAGCCACAAGAGGATTGACACGCTTGAGTGCTGCTGTGCTGGGTGCCGGCGGCAATGTGAACGACTCCATTTTCGCCTTTAGGTCCATGACCGAAGCGATTAAGGCTACGGGTGGCGGTGCTGAGCAAGTTGATGGCGCACTGCTGGCCTTGACGCAGGTATTCTCAAAAGGCAAGGTTAGCGCTGAAGAACTAAATCAAATTGCTGAAAGATTGCCTGGCACGTTTACGCTGTTTGCGCAAGCAACCGGAAGAACCGGCCCCGAATTGCAAAAAGCACTGGAGCAAGGGCAGGTTGGCCTGAATGATTTGATGAAATTTTTAGAGCTGGCTGGAGGCAGGTACGGTCAGACTGCATTAAAAATTGCAAAATCTTCAGAAGATGCAGGCGCTCGATTGAATGTTGCATTTAACAATATGAGGTTGAATGTTGGCAAGGCGCTGCAGCCATTGGGGGCACAGTTGCAAGAAGTGTTTACCGGTTTCCTGGTATCAATAACACCTGCTCTTACCGCAATCGCTAGGGCGCTTCCTTCGTTGGTGGACGGTTTCCGCAAGGCCTATCAGCAAGGCGGAATTCTTAAAGGGGTCGTGGATGGGCTCGTGGGCTCGCTGGTTGTGTTTGCCGGATTGCAAGTGTTCGGAGCGTTCATTACTGGCGCGAGAGCTGCTATTACTGTTACAGGAGCACTTATTAAGGCCTTAAAGGGTCTTACTGCCGCCAATTTGCTTGCAGGCGCGGCTGGCTTCTTGGCGAGCAAACCAGGCGCAATTGCAGCATTGGTCGCGGGCTTGGGCGTTGGAATTGATGCGGCCTTTAATCAGGGTAAAATCGTAAAAGGAATTTCATCAGGAATTACTGGCGCCATTGATCAGGCATTTAGCGGCCTTGGCGCCATGATGCCCGAGATACCAGCGCTTGACCTTTCTGGCGGCAGGACAAACTTCCGCCAAGGCGCCGGCGCTGGCGGTCGCGATGACAAAGCTGCTGCGCGTGAAAGAAAAGACTTGTTCAATGAATTGCTTGGTCAGTTAAATGCTCAAAATGAAGTTCTGGCAAAGCAAGGTCGCCTAAGTGAATCATTGGCAGAAACAGAAACAGCGAAAGCTGCCGCTGCTTTTCTCACCGCAGAACAGATTCTTCGCAATGAGCAGGCCCAGCTTGACTTGCGCTTGAAATTTGGAGAAGTAAGCAAAAAAGTTTACGATGAACAGCAAAAAGCTATCAAGCTTGAAGGGCAAACTGTTCGCCAAGAATTCGATAAAACAGTCAAAAAGCTTAGGGAGGAGGCGGCCTCGTTGTTGAGTGAGGTCACAAGCCCTGGCGGCGTTGCTGGTCCGACCGAGACTCCTCTTCAGCGTGCTTCTCGCGAGATCACCGAGGACATTGCAAAGCGTCGTGCTCGGGCCCTGCAGATTGGCGGCGTCGCTGGCCAGGCTGCATTTGAAGGCCTTGGCGCCCTCGATGTGCGTCAGATTGCTAGTCGCCAAATCGCAGGAGGAGAAGTCGCTGATCTGGAAAAGCAAATACGAGATCTGCAGCGCATGGGGCAAGAATTGAGCACTCTTGATCAGCTCAAAGAAAAATACTTAGGCGATTGGGACACTCTCGACCCCGTATTGCGGGGTCAATTAGAACTTCTTGCCGCACAGAAAGACGCTGTTGTGCAGCAAACACAGGCCGCAAAAGATATGAAGCAGCTCTATTCTGACATTGGCACTTCGATCAAGGACGGAGTCGTAAGTGCGATTCAGGGGGCGATCGACGGAACAAAGACGTTGCAGCAGGTTGCCTCTGACCTGCTTAGCTCTATTGCGAACAGGCTGCTAGATGTAGCGGTAAATCTTTTGTTGTTTGGCGTAATGTCCGGCACTGGCACTGGTGGCGGCCTGCTTGGTGGGTTGTTTCCTAAAAACGCAATGGGCAATGCCTACGCGAAAAACGGCATCGTCCCATTCGCCTATGGCGGCGTGGTCAATCGACCGACCCTGTTCCCGTTCGCCAAGGGCATCGGGCTCATGGGCGAGGCGGGCCCGGAGGCGATCCTGCCGCTGCGGCGGGGATCCGATGGCAGACTGGGTGTGTCCAGCAGCGGTGGCGGCAGCACGGTCGTGAATGTCAGCGTGGATGCCAGCGGAACTGCTGTTGAGGGCAATGGTCCCGGCGCCAATCAGATGGGACGGATCATCGGCGCTGCTGTGCAGGCTGAGATCGTGAAGATGCAACGGCCTGGTGGCCTCCTTGCGAACACGCGCTGATGGCAATCTTCACCTACATCGCAAGCTTCAGCGCCGACCTCGAGGAGCAGCCTCGAGTTAGGTCTGTAAAGTTTGGTGACGGCTACGAGCAGCGGCTTGCTTATGGCCTGAACACGCAGCCGAAGAAATGGTCACTGACCTTCTTGAACCGCACCGACACCGAGCGGGACAACATCCTTGGATTCCTGCGGGCCCGGGGCGGCGTCGAGTCATTCGATTGGACTGACCCGGCCGGCTACGCAGGCAAATGGATTTGCAAGGCGTGGAACAATAGCTTGGTCAATTGTAATTTCAACAACATTACGGCTACATTCGAGGAAGTTTTCGAGCCCTAATGGCCTACGCAGCCTGGCAGTCCAGCACAAGCTACGCGGTCGGCGCCATTGTCCGCGCTACGACCACCCAGGTCAGCGGGCTGGTGTTCCGCTGCACGGTCGCAGGCACCAGCGCCAGCACACAGCCAGCATGGCCGACCGACATCGGCAGCACGATCGCAGACGGCGGCGTCACATGGACAGCGATTAGCAGCGTCTACGAAGAGCTGGCGGTCCTGGGTCCGAACGCGATCATCGAGCTGTTTGAGTTGCAGCTTGATTCCACACTGCACGGGGCCAGTACCACCTACTACTGGCACAACGGCGTGAACGCAGCCGTGACAGGCAACATCGTCTTTGCCAGCAACACCTACGTCAGGCTTCCGGTCGAGGCGACGGGCTTTGATTACACCAGCTCCGGCAGCCTGCCGCGTCCGACGCTGCGGATCAGCAACCTGTTCAGCGACATGACCACGCTGCTGCTGCTGGTCAACGCGACCACGCCCGGCAACGATCTGGGCGGCGCCACGGTGCGGCGGATCCGCACGCTGAAGAAGTTCCTCGATGGCGAGGCAGCGGCTGACCCTAATGCTCGCTTCCCGACGGAGATCTGGTACGTCGATCGCAAGTCCAACGAAAACCGCGATCTGGTTGAGTTTGAGTTGGCCAGCAAGTTTGACCTGGCCGGCGTCATGCTGCCCCAACGGCAAATCATCGCCAACGTTTGCCAGTGGAAATACAGGGGTGCTGAGTGCGGCTACACCGGCAGCAATTATTGGAACGTGAACGATCAGGTGGTCGGCACCCTGGCGGCTGACGTATGCGGCAAACGGGTGGAGAGTTGCAAGTTGCGTTTCGGAGCAACGGCTGAGTTGCCATTCGGCTCCTTCCCCGGGGCCGGATTAACTTCGTAGGGTATGATGAAAGGGAGTTGGCTTTCCCTACTTATGGGCAAAGGGCAAAAACCGCTTGACATAGCGGGACAGCGCTACGGGTTGCTCGTGGCGCTAAGACCTACCGAGGAAAGGCTCAGAAAAAGTGTGGTCTGGGAATGCGTGTGCGATTGCGGTGGCAGAAAATTCGCGTCGTCTTCATCTTTGCGCAAAGGAAGCCCTAAATCATGCGGATGCGCCGCGCAAGTGCCACCACCAATCAATGTGAAGCACGGAATGTTTGGCCATCCTCTTTACAAAACTTGGGAAGGGATGATGGCTAGATGCTACAACGAAAACAATAAAGATTTTTATTTGTATGGAGGCAGAGGCATCAAGGTTTGTGAACGCTGGCACGATCCTAAGCTCTTCGCCGAGGACATGAGTCCGCGCCCCGACGGGCATACGCTTGACCGCATTGATAATTCGCGTGGCTATAGCCCAGACAATTGCCGATGGGCTACGGCCATGCAGCAGCACGCCAACAAGCGAAGCAATAGGTTGTTCACTATCAACGGAGAGACCCTGCACCAGTGCGAATGGTGTAGGCGTTACGGCATTCCTGTGACCACGTTTGTAAATAGATTGAACGAAGGGCTTGATCCGGTGACTGCGCTCACGATGCCCTCCCGTCGTCCGAGGCGTGTTGCGAAATGAAACTGACGGATACCCTCAAGGCTGATATCCTGGCGCACGCGCAGGCCGAAGATCCCCGCGAGTGCTGCGGCTTGATCCATGTGGTCAAAGGCCGGCGCCGCTACTACCCGTGCCGCAACATTGCCGCCACACCGGACGAGCATTTCGTACTTGACCCGGCGGACTATGCAGCAGCCGAGGATCTGGGCGAGATCTTGGCTGTGGTCCATAGCCATCCGGTGACGCAGCCCCAGCCATCAGCAGCAGATCAGATCGGCTGCAACAACAGCGGCCTGCCGTGGGTGATCGTCAACCCCAAGACCGAGGCATGGGGCGGCTGCGAGCCTGCAGCGTTCGAGCTGCCTTACGTCGGCCGTGAGTTCGTGTTCGGCGTGGTCGATTGCTACTCGCTGGTGCGGGACTGGTACAGCCGCGAATGGGGCCTGACGCTGGCGGACTTCGACCGGCGTGATCGGTTCTGGGAGCGCGGAGAGAACCTTTATCTGGACAGCTATCGCTCGCAGGGCTTCAGACAGGTGCCGTTTGAAGAGCTGCAGTACGGCGACGCGATCTTGATGCAACTGTTTGCAGGGCTGCCCAACCACGCGGCGATCTACCTGGGCGATCAGCAAATCCTGCATCATGTGCAGGGGCGATTGAGTAGCCGCGACGTGTATGGCGGTTACTATGTCAAGAGCACTGCCCTGGTCTTGCGGCATGAAAGTCGTTAAGGTCTACGGCGCACTTCGCAAGCGACTCGGACAGTGCCGGTTCGAGTTTGAAGTGGACACGCCCGCGCAGGCGATAAAGGCGCTATGCGTCAACTTCCCTGGCCTGGAGCGCTGGTTGATCGACTCTGAGCAGACCGGAATGGGCTTCCGCGTCACGGTCGGCCGCGAGCATGTGACCCCCGAGGATCCGACCGTGGCCGTGCTGCCATGGTCGGAGCGCGACGTGTTCAGCATTGCGCCTGTGCTGGCTGGTGCTGGTCGAGGCGCAGGGCAGATCTTCGCTGGCATCGGTCTGGTGGCACTGGCGATCGTGTTGGGCCCGGCAGCCGGCGGATTTCTCGGCTTGGGCATGGGACTTTCCGGTGTCACTGCAGGCGCAGCAGCTGGTAGCGCGGCCATGGGCATCATTGGCGGTGGCCTTGCAAGCGCAATCGGCCTTGCTGGCGCCAGCTTGATCATTGGTGGCGTTGCCAGCATGATCTCGCCCCAGGCATCGATCAGTGGTCTGCAACGCGGCAAGGAAGCCGCCCGGCTGGAGTCGTTCAGCTTCAGCGGCATCGTCAACACCAGCCAGCAGGGGATGCCGGTGCCGATCGTTTACGGCCGCGCTTTCGTTGGCTCGGCTGTCCTGTCCAGCGGCCTTGACGTGGCGCAACTGAAATGATCGAAGATCTGCTATTGGTTCAAGGTGCTGGCGGCGGTGGCGGCGGCGGCGGTGGCGGCAAGGGTGGCGGCGGTGGCGGCACGACCCACGTCCCATCGGAGGCTGACGACAGCCTGCAATCAGTCCAATTTGCCAGTGTCCTTGACCTGATCAGCGAGGGTGAGATCCAAGGCATCGAGAACGGTGTGCAAGGCATCTACTTGGATGGGACGCCCGTTCAAAGCGCAGGTGGCATTGATAACTTCACCGGCTATACGGTCGTCACACGCACCGGCACGCAGGCGCAGAGCTACATCCCTGACACCAACGGCACTGAATCCGAGAAAGCCGTCAACGTCGAGATCACGGCTGCTGCATCTGTCACCCGGCAGATCACTGACTCAGATGTGGACCGTGCCCGCATCACGGTGCAGGTGCCAGCGCTGCAGATCATCGAAGACGACGGCGACATCATCGGCCACGAGGTCAGCATCCGCTGCAGGGTCCAATACAACGGCGGCGGCTACACGACCGTGTTTGAGGACACGATCAGCGGCAAGACCACCAACGCCTACCAGCGGGATTACATCATCAACCTGAGTGGTGCGTTCCCGGTTGACATCAGGTTGGAGCGCATCAGTGCTGACGAGTCCAGCGCCCGCCGGCAGAACCGCACGTTCTGGTTCAGCTACACAGAAATTATTGACGAAAAATTCAAATACCCAAATAGCGCATTAGCCTTTCTGCGCTTCGACAGCCGTCAGTTCAAAGGCGTCCCAGCCCGCAAGTATCTGGTGCGTGGCATCAAGGTGCAACTGCCCAGCAACGCCACTGTTGACACCACCACCTATCTCGGCCGCGTCACCTACAGCGGCGTGTGGGATGGCACCTTCGGCGCTGCTACCTGGACCAATGACCCGGCGTGGTGTCTGTGGGATCTGCTGACCAACACCCGCTATGGCGCCAGCATCCCAACCAGCAGTTTGGATCGGTATGACTTCTACGCGATCAGCCAGTACTGCAACGCGCTAGTCAGCAATGGCCGCGGCGGACAGGAGCCACGGTTCAGTTGCAACATGCTGATCAACAGCAGAGACGAGGTTTACAACGTCATCCAAGAGTTCGTCGCGCTGTTCCGTGGCATTGCTTACTACGGCGCCGGCGCGATGGTGGTGCTGCAGGACAAGCCATCTGATTCGCAGTATCTGCTGACCCCAGCCAACGTGGTCGATGGGCTGTTCAACTACAGCGGCTCATCGCAGAAAGCACGGCACACCACAGCAACAGTCGCTTACCAGGATTACGACAACCTGGGCGAGGTGTCCTACGAGTACGTCGAGGATGCATCAGCCGTTGCCAAGTACGGCATCATTAACAAAGACATCAAGGCAGTCGGCTGCTACTCGCAAGGGCAGGCGCACCGTGCTGGCAAGTGGGCGCTGCTGTCTGAGCAGAATCTGACCGAGACCGTCACCTTTTCAGTGTCGATCGACTCGGGCATCGTGCTGCGGCCTGGCATGGTGATCGACGTGGCCGATCCGGTCAAGGCTGGCAGCAGACGCGGCGGCCGCATCAAGACGGCAACAACCACGACCGTCACGCTCGACGACGCCACCGGCATCACGCTGGGAACCTCGCCCACGATCAGCGTATTGATGCCCACCGGCCTGGTCGAGACCCGCACCGTCAGCACTCTGGCTGCTGGCGTGGTCACAGTCACCAGCGCATTCAGTGAAGCGCCCAACGCCCAGAGCATCTGGGTCATGGAGAACACCAGCCTGCAGACGCAGCAGTTCCGTGTCGTCAGCGTGGCCGAGGCCGAGGACGGCATCTATGGCGTCACAGCGCTGGCCTACAACAGCAGCATCTACGCCGCGATCGAGTCGGATATCAAACTGCAGACGCGGGACATCTCCAACCTGTCCGCTCTGCCTGAATCGCCCACCGGCCTGACTGGCACGGAGCACCTCTACACCGATGGCCAGAACGTCCGCACGGCATTTGAGCTGAGCTGGGTGCCGCCGACCCAACTGGTGCAGTCTTACCGGGTGATCTACCGCCTCGGCAATAACAACTTCTCGCAGATCGACACCAACAGCCCCAGCACCCGCATCGAGGGCTTGGACGCTGGCACGCTGCAGGTCCGGGTGCAGTCGATCAACAGCCTCGGCGGCGTCAGCAACCCAGCGACAGCGACCTTCAACCTGATCGGCAAGACCGAGCCACCGGGCAACGTTCAGAACCTGACCATCGAACCGATCAGTGCCAACAGCGCCCGCCTGCGCTGGGATGCCACGGTTGACTTGGACGTGCGCGTTGCCGGCCGTGTCCACATCCGTCATACCAACCTGACCGATGGCACCGGCACCTGGAGTAACAGCGTTGACCTGATCCCTGCAGTCGCTGGCTACAGCACCGAAGCGATCGTGCCACTTGTGGAGGGTCAGATCCTGGTCAAGTTCGAGGATGACGGAGAGCGTCAGAGCCCGACCGAGGCCAGCGTGATCGTGGACTTCCCGGATGCGCTCGGCAACCTGCTGGTACAAAGCCGCCGTGAAGATGCTGACACGCCGCCGTATCAGGGCAGCAAGACCAACGTCTTTTACAGCGACGAGTTCGACGCGCTCGTGCTTGACGGTGACGCGCTGCTGGATTCCATCGCTGACTTTGACCTGATCAGCAGCATGGACTACCTCGGCGCCGTACAGCCGCTGGGGGCCTATGAGTTCCTCAACACGCTCGACCTGGGTGCCAATTTTGCCCTTGACCTGAGCCGCTTCTTCGTGACGGCTGGCTTCTTCCCGAACGATCTGGTGGACAGCCGCACTGCAGAAGTGGATGACTGGGCAGATTGGGATGGTGGCATCATCGATCAGGTCAATGCCAAGCTGTACCTGCGGCGCACGCCTGATAACCCGGCCGGCTCGCCCACGTGGTCCGGCTGGCAGGAGTTCGTGAACGGCACCTTCCTGGGTCGCGGCTTCCAGTTCAAGGCAGAGCTAATTAGCAACAACACAGCGCAGAACATCCTGATTGACCAGCTCGGCTACGAGGCCACCTTCCAGCGCAGGACTGAGCAGTCGATAGGTGCTGTCAGCAGTGGCGCCGGCACGAAGGCGGTCACGTTCGACAAAGCGTTCTTCACTGGTACCGCACTGCTCGGTGGTCTGAATGCCTACCTGCCCAGCATTGGCATCGTGGCGCAGAACCTAGCGACAGGCGACTACTACAACGTGACCAACGTCACCAGCAGCGGCTTTGACGTGACCTTCAGAAACAGCGGTGGCACGGCAGTGAGCAGGAACTTCCTATGGACTGCGGTGGGATTTGGCAAGGGCGCTTAAACTGGTAGCAAAGTGGCCTTGTTATGGCTCAACACGATTACGTCATCGCTAACGGCACTGGTGCGGCCGTCCGATCTGACCTGAACAACGCGCTGGCAGCGATCGTCAGCCAGAACAGCGGCGCCACTGCACCCAGCACCACCTACGCGTATCAGTGGTGGGCAGACACGACGACCGGCCTGCTCAAGCTGCGCAACGCTGCGAACAACGCCTGGATCACGCTGTTCCAGCTTGACGGCGAGTGGAGCACGCTGGCGGTTGAGAACGGCTCGGCCGCAGCACCATCCATCTACTTCAAGGACAGCGGCACCGACACTGGCGTCTACAGCCCAGGCGCTGACCAAGTCGCCATCAGCACGGGCGGTACGGTCCGACTCAGCCTGAGTACAACTGCAGTCAGCTCTGCGCTTGCAATTGATCATCCCCTTGGCGCTGTTGGCACGCCGTCGATCACATTTACTGGTGATCTCAACACCGGCATTTACAGCCCCGCAGCCGACACCCTTGCCTTCGTTGAGGGCGGCGTTGAGGCCATGAGGATCGATTCCAGTGGCCGAGTAGGGATTGGCACTACTAACCCTACATCAGCTCTGCACATTGATGTTGCTAGTGGTGAACCGTTTAGATTTAGGTCGCGAACTTCAGGCGCTAATTACTTTGCCCATGTTAATCATGCCGGTGGAGACTTGGCGTATGTAGGAGCCGGTGGCGGAGCGGCACTTGGCAGTGGCACGACTTCAGATTATGCAATTTGCGCCAATCAAGGTGCTCTTCTGTTTGGAACTAACGGCAATAATGAACGCGCCCGCATCGATAGTTCAGGTCGTTTTTTAGTTGGCACGTCTACTGCGCGTAGCAATGTTTACTACACGACTGCCGCCACCACGCCTAGCGTTCAATTTGAAAGCGTAGGCAGCGTTTACAATGGTTTATCACTAATCAATTATTCGGCTAGTGGGTTTTCGCCTGTCCTGACGTTTGGCTTATCCGCAAGTAATACGCAAGGCAATAACGCTGCGGTAGGCAACGCTTTTGAACTGGGTACTATTAACTTCACTGGAAATGACGGCACAAACTTTAGAACAGGTGCATCTATTATTGCGGTCAACGATCAACCATCTTCTTGGGCGGTAGGAGATTGCCCAACTCGCATAATGTTCTCCACTACCGCCGACGGAGCGAGCAGCCCGACGGAGCGGATGAGGATTACAAGTGATGGCCTGACTTGGTGGCAGTCCGGGGGGCATGGTCACTTTGTTCAAACTTTACAAGGAGCAGGCACTACTTTTGCATTTTTTAATGGCAGACATACTGCGTCAGGCTCAATCAATACCGGCACTTCCTCGTATTGGGTTTGGACCAATGGAAACGTTCAAAATACAAATGGCAGCTATACCGCAATTTCAGATGTAAAATTAAAAGAAAACATTGTTGATGCCAGCTCTCAATGGGATGATCTGAAAGCTATCCGCATTTGTAACTGGAACTTCAAAGAAGAAACCGGGCATGAAACCCACCGCCAGATCGGTCCTATAGCGCAGGAACTTGAGCAGGTTTGCCCTGGACTTGTCTTCGAGACCCCAGACCGCGATGCCGAAGGCAATGAAACTGGCGAAGTCACCAAAGGCGTCAACCAGTCGGTGCTCTACATGAAGGCAGTCAAGGCGCTTCAGGAAGCAATGGAGCGCATCGAACAACTGGAGTCAGAGATGGCTGCTGTTAAAGCCCAGCTCTCGTAGTCCTACTCACATATCTCCCTGGCTCAATGACATCGGCTAGGGAGACCAGTCATTCCCACTAATCACCTATGGCCAACTCAGACGCAAAAGACGCATCTCGTTACCGATGGATTAAAGCGCAACAAGACCTGGCGATTCGTACCAACAAAACTTATGGCGCTCCTTGGACTAAAACAGATACAGGTGAAAAGTACTATCCGTCTCATCAGCTTGATGTCAATGGTACAGGCTTCAATGGCATAGAACACTTTGATGATTTGATTGATCAAGCGATGGAAATGTATCCATCTGGAGCCCAGTAGTCACCTTCACAAATGACACAGTGACACTGACAGTCAGCGAGCTATGGGACGCCTTCCTGACGGAGCGTTCCATCTCGCTGTGCCCAACCAGTCTGACGTCTGATTACCGGCAGGTCACCAAGTGGCTCAGTCGCTGCCCGGTGCAGGATCTGGAACAGGCACGGCAGGTGATGATCTGGGTGCTGGGGCAGAAGCCTGTCCTGTCATCGCGGCGTGTGGCGATGTACACAAAGACCATGTACAAGTGGGCGGCGCAGGAAGACGTTGGTTACCTAGACCGCAACCCACTGGCCAGCTTCAAGATGCCGAAGGCGCCGCAGCGTGACGAAGAGATAATCGTTATCCCGCGCAACGAGATCGGCCTGGTGCTGGCAGCGCTTGAGGCAAAACTGACCTATCGGACCGTGAACTGGTCCCAGTACACCGAGTTCATGCTGCAGACCGCCATGCGGACAGGTGAGGTAAGGGCGCTGCGGTGGGCAGACATCAAAGAGAACAAGATCCTGGTGCATCAGAACTGGACGCTGACCCATGGCCTGAAGGACAGCACCAAGACAAACAAAAAGCGATGGGTGCCCTTGAACGGCAAGTGCCAGGCAATCCTTGACACCTTGCCGCGAGAGTCGGATTACCTGTTCCCATGGGACCGGCTGGCATTCCAGAGTTACTTCCGCAAGAAACTGCAGCCGCTACACCAGGCTGGACTGATCTCACACCTTTACCGGCCATACGATTGCCGGCATACAGCCATAAGCCATTGGATCGAGGCCGGCATCCCTGTGCCGCAGGTGGCCGCCTGGGCTGGCAATACTAGTGAGGTTATTTTTAAGCATTATTGCAACATTACGCAAGAGTACGAGATGCCGGAAATCTGATAGATTGGCGCCGAATAAAGGCATTGCATGGCCACCACATTTACTTGGAAGATCAGTCAGCTCGAGCGAGAGACTGCTGATGGTTTCGTTTTCACTTGCCACTACACGGTTTCAGCCGAGGACGAGGCCTACAGCGCTGGCGCTTATGGCAGTCTTGGGCTGGAGCGGCCCGAAGGCAGCATGATCCCGTTCGCGCAGCTCACCGAAGAGCTTTGCGTTCAGTGGGTGAAGGAGAAGTTCGGGCCCGAGAAGGTGGCCGAGATCGAAACGGCACTGCAGGCACAGCTCGATGAACAGCGTCATCCGAGTCGCCAGGCCGGGATGCCATGGCAGTAAAAGCCAAGACCGGAACCGCCCGCGTCGAGCATCACGTCGGTCCGCCGAAGACCACTTCGATTGGGCAGGGAGCGCGATCTCGCCCACGGCGTCGTGGCCGCAAGAAGCTCAGAGGGCAGGGTCGGTAGACTGACTGCTGCCATTGCTGCCTGCCATGGACGCGCAACCTGGATTTTGGCGCTCCGTTCGGCAGGAAGCGCTGGCTGGATTGATTGTGATTGGAGCTGGTGCCACCATGGGTGGCATCGGCTATCTGGTTTACACAGTACCGTCACGACTGGACGACCTACTGCAAAGCCAAGCTCGATTCGAAAAACAGATTACGGCGCTTGAAAACAGGGTGGACGATCAGGGTCAACGTATTCTAAAGCTTGAGCTTAGCCGTTGAGCCACAAGTCTAAAGCGTCTTCTGCATCTTGGGTCCAAAAATCTTGGGCCCTAAACCATTCCCTCCATTCTGACAGCGATCCTTTTCTGGTGTTGCACGAGTAGCAGCATGCCACCAGATTGGATCGAACTGTTTCGCCTCCCTTGGACCGAGGCACAATGTGATCAAGCGTTCCAGAGCGACCAAGGGGCTCTTTGCAATAAGCGCACTGATTGTTCCAAAAATTTAAGACATGTTGCTTGTACCGAGCCTTTTTAGCCCTTGTATCAAAAAAATTTATTTCATCGCCCGGTTGAACCATCGCTGGGCCGCAGTGGATTCAATGTAGCCAGCGCAACCAGATCAACCGGCTACGATAGAAGTACCACAACACGGTAGCAATCGTGGATTTTCTGAGCCATCCAGCTTTCTGGGTTTGTGTCGCTGCTGCCAGCGAGCTGATTGCCTTGTCGCCCCTCAAAAGCAACAGCATCATTCAATTGGTGTTTCAAATCCTGAATCTGCTAAAGGCAAAAAAGCGCTAGAGGTCGGTTGGCGCCGGTGGTGGTTCGAGCTGACCCTGCCGGCCAAGATCGATCAAGCTGAGGCAGATTGGCACGCCGCCCAGCCGGCGGAGCCACAGCCAGTCATCACTCATGAACCGGTGAATGATGAGCTGCAGACTGGCGAGAGCCGGTTGCTGGGTGGCCCCATGAGCATCAAATCACCATGGTCAAACTGAGCGATCTGTTCCGCTATTACAAGCACGGCACGCCACACCAGATGGCGGCTATCTCTGAATTAGAAACAGAGCTGTTAAAGGTTGCGCCAGAAGTCTTTAATAAGGATCAGCCTTGGTACAAGACTTGGCAACAAGGCGGAAAGCTGCATAATTACGATTCCGCAGCAAAACTTATCAAAGAATTTGAGGGCTGCCATCTGTCGGCCTACCCAGATCCCCTTAGCGGCGGCGATCCCTGGACCATCGGCTACGGCACCACTAGGTACAGCGACGGCCGCAAGGTGCAGCGCGGCGACAAGATCACGGTCATCGAAGCCAGCAAGCTCCTCGATGTTGAAATCGAGCGCATTGTCGAGAAACTTCGGGCCACCGTTCCGTTCTGGAACGCGATGTCTGGTGACAAGCAATCGGCGCTGATCAGCTTCGCCTACAACCTCGGCAGCGGGTTCTATGGCTCGACCGGGTTCGAGACCATCAGCAAGCGGTTGAAGGAGAAAGACTGGGCGGCCGTCCCTGAGGCGATGCTGCTCTATCGCAACCCGGGCACCAGCGTCGAAGCTGGCCTCCTGCGGCGGCGACAGGCTGAGGGCCGGCTTTGGGGCCTGCCGGAGATGCAACAGCAGCCGGCGAAGCTGTCCCTCAACAGCCCGTTCACGGCACGGATCACGCCGCACATCACCCTGGGCGAGTTTGCGCTTGATCAGGAGGCCCGGCGATTCGACCACCAGCATCAGGTGGACACGGCTGCTGAGCTGGCGGCGTTCCTCGAGCGGGTGCGGACGGCGTTCGGTGGCAAGCCGATCATCATCACCTCGGGATACAGGCCGCCGGCCGTGAACCGGGCCGTTGGTGGCGCCAGCAGCTCAGAGCACCTCTATGACGCACCTAGCGTTGGAGCTGTTGATTTTTACATTGATGGCGCAGACGTATACAAAGTCCAAGAATGGTGCGACAAGAATTGGCCGTACAGTCTTGGCTATGGCGCTCCCAAGGGTTTTATCCACCTCGGAATACGAAAGAGTCGGCCTAGGGTGCGCTGGGATTACTGACGGACCATTGCATGTAATGCAACTTCACGTCTGCCTGCCATCGTTCCCGGTGGCAGAACATCATCCCGCGACCGTGAACGCAATATGAAACAGAACCGTCGTGCTCGATACGTTCCTCGATATATGGTCGAGTAGATTGAGGCATGCTGCTGGCGTCGTCCATGATTCCTGAATTGCCGGTTGGTGTTCAACTCGAGTGCGAGCTCATGGTTCGGTCGACTCGGGAACACGGATTGAAAAATCCGCAGCAATTGTTGGACTTGACCGCCACCTTGATTCGCCAGGTGTTCATCCTAGAGAGGACGCTCATGGAATCCCTCAAGCGGATTGCGCACCTGGAGGTCGAGCTGGCCCTTGCCGCCACTGGACACAAGGCGGGCGCTGTCGAACAGAAACATTACGAAATGACAGCGCAAATCATGGACGATCTTGGTATCGATATGCCATAATTCACTGGAATCAAAAGACTCATGATCTTACCTGATCACGAAATTGCTCGTTATTGTCAAATCTATGGAATGGTTGAAGATTACAATTCGGATCTGATCAATCCGGCCAGCCTGGATGTGCGCCTTGGGCCCACGATCATGGTCGAGGACGCGGTCGACGACGAGCTCAGAGCGGTGTCGATTGCGCACACCACCAAAGATGACCCGTTCTATCTGCAGCCGGGACAGTTCATCTTGGCCGAGACGATCGAGACGTTCAATCTGCCGGATGACATCTGCGCTCAGTTCGTCCTGAAATCAAGCCGTGGCCGCGAGGGCATCAGCCATGCGCTTTGCGGCTATTGCGATCCCGGGTGGCATGGCAGCCGCCTGACAATGGAACTGCATTGCCTGCGCCAGTTGCATCCGGTGAAGCTATGGCATGGCATGAAAATCGGACAGATGAAGTTCGAGCTAATGCTGTCGGCACCGCTGCGCGATTATTCGCAGACTGGCCGCTACAACATGGATAAGAGCGTTCAACCGAGCCGTGGCTGAAATGGATTCACGATTCCGCGTTAAAACGCTCCGTGCCACTGAAAGCCCGCAACAGCTTGTCTGGCTGGCATTGCACCAGGACTACAGCGAGGATTCGGTGATCGATTGCGTCGATCCACCATGCGAGCGAGTGTCTGGCGAGATCGCAGTCAAACGGCTGCTGGCTGGCGAGCGAGGGCACTATGGCTGCCTAGAGCATCCGCAGATCAGCCTGGCTGTCGCCGGATTCCCGCACTCGGTGATGCAGCAGGCCCGTACCCACCGGGTCGGCGTCAGTTTTGATGTCCAGTCCGGTCGCTACACCGGCAACAGGATCATCGACCTAGCCGAAGGCAGACGACAAATCGAAGACGTATTCTATCTTCGACCCACTGGCGAATACCACGATCGCAAAGGCAAGTCTTATCAGTACACCGAAGACCAACGCAAGATCGATAGCTTCATCCTGCTTGAGTCAGCAGTTGCATTTCGCAATGCAATGGAACGAGGAATGTCGGAGGAACATGCCAGGGACATGATCCCCTATGCAATCAGGCAGGATTTTGTTGTCAGCTTCAACCTGCGGTCAGCGCTGCATTTCATGGACCTCAGAGGTAAGGCCGATGCTCAACACGAAATAGTGCGGTTCTCGCAATTGCTTTGGCCCTGCATTCAAGAATGGGCGCCAGAAATTGCTGCCTATTACACGAAGCATCGCCTGGGAAAGGCACGCCTCGCCCCCTAGAGTTCCCCCGGAGGGCACGGAACCATGTCAGTCCATCTGGTCGATGTAAAGGCTCGCTTAATCATCGAGTCCGATGTCGACGAAGAAGAATTGGCTGGAAATCTTTGTGCTCGGATCGAGGAATATCTTCGATCGAATGAAAAAATAATTGACATCGAGATAGAGAACACGCTGCTGCCTCTGGACGATGACGATGGATCACGCGATTCAGGAAGCAGAGCTGATCCCCAAGCGTGCAAGTAAGCAGCGTTTTCGGCATTCAATCTTTGAAGCCTGGGGGCACAATTGCGCCTATTGCGGCAACTATGCCGACACGCTCGATCATGTCGTGCCAAGGCTCAACGGTGGATTGACCGTGAAATACAACCTGGTGCCCGCCTGCAAGCGTTGCAACGGCAACAAGGGTCACCAGCCGGTGTGGGCATGGTGGACGCAGCAGAAATACTGGAGCATCCCCAGGGCCCTGCGGGTGCTGGCCTGGGTGAGGCGTCAGGCCAGCCAGAACGCTGAGCACTCGTGGGCGCATCTGCCACCAGAGCGCCTACCCTCCGGGAATCCCAGTGAGCACTCACCAGCCACAAACTGCCAGTGAGTGCATTGCTGGCAGGTCGGGCGCCCGTTGGTGATGGTCTTCGCATCCGCATAAAGCTGCTCGGCCTCGGCAATTGCGATTGGCAGTTCTCGTGCTGACAAAGGGAGCTCCACGACCTGCTTACCCACCTTCAAGCGGACAATCCACTGATCCCCGGCCGGGAGCAACACCATTCGGCCCGAGTGGTATCTCAGGGATGGCACTTAGTAATTCCTCAAGAGTTCCTCCATTGATTATCTCATGTGTGAAATAAGGCCATTCATCAAGACCGCCTTCTGATGTGTGCGTTGTGTTCCGCGTCACATCAGGCCTGACAATGCGCCAGATTTGGCCGCCAAGGTTGCGGATCAGTTCGGCTTCGTTTACAAAGCGGACATCATCAACAACTGTGAAGTTGCATCGACTCACCCGGGCAAGCCAGTGATCGATCCACATCGAGGGGGACACGCAGGTGCGACCCCATTCGGTGCCGAGGGTGCGGAGCATGTGCCGAGCAGAGACCTTGAACTCTGGAATCAAGGCTTCTTTATCGACGTAAACGTAATGGTGGATAGCATCTTCTGAATAGCCCATGCTTTTGAGCATGGCACCGAGCATGTCCTTGAGTGGTTGAGCGAATGAATTTACTTTGTAACCACGCTTTTGAATTTCTTGCGCAACCGTGGTTTTGCCAGATTGCGCCGCAGGAGAATAGAGTCCAATAATCATTGTTCAGACCATGCTTGCTTTGCCTCGAGGCCGCATTGCAGGCAAAATTCTTGCCAAAGTCCGGTATAAAGCATGTTTGTGCGACCAGATTGTTGATAGAGATATTCCAGGAAATCAGCTTTCAGTTGCTCGGTCTTTGGATGGCAGGGAAATTCGGGCATGGGGCCATCGTGCTTTTGCATAGGAGATTGCTGCGTCAGGGTTCGGAGCCGGCGTTGTCCAGGTCATCGGGAGCGCACCGGGCACGCGGACGATCACCTTAAAGGGCTTGGTGATGTCGGTCGGCTTCGGTCGAGAAATGCCATCGCCGAATAGCGGCTGATTCTCTTCTGTATGTTCTTGCCAAATGAAAGACATAAATTCAGCTATTTGAAATGAGTAATTGTCGAATACGACATGCCGTGAATGGACCGTCTGCAATGAGTTGCCAAATGGCTCTCATCGCTGCGCGAGCCCGCTTCTCAGACGTGATCGACTCCGTCTGATCCATGGCAGTAATCACTGCCTTCAAGCACTGCTGAAACAGGAGATCGTCCTGTTGCATCAGCGCCTCGCGCCAGTTTGCCACCTCAGTCAGCGCCAGTGGACCGAAGTTGCGAATCTTCATCAGATCGCTGCCGCTGGCCAGCATGATTTGTTGCGCGGTGTCGTATCCGCCACGCTTCAGCGCGTTTTGTGTCCTTTGCGAGATATGCTGCCGCGTCTCTGGCAACAGTCGAAAATCCGACCAAGGATTGGTTTGGATACTCTGACTCGGCTGCATTACGGGCTTTCAAGGGCGATTCTGCATAAACAAAATCTATTACAGATGTTGAAGGAATAGCAAAATAGAAGGGCTGCATGAGATGAGCTGCGTGGCCGCGCACAGGATGCCACGGCTGGATGAGTGGGCAATGTGTTTTAGAGCACATGTTTCCATTGTTTTCTGTTAAGAATTCTGCTGGTGTGATCGCGGTTCATACCAAATCGCTGAGCGATTTCCTTCACCGATGCGCCATCGCGATGCAATTGGCGCATCAGGCGCACGTTGTCCTCGGTGAGCACGGCGCTGGCATTCTGTGACCCCTTGGGGCCAGTTCCAGGCCGCCTAGAGCCGCGCTTGGCGCCCGGCTTCCTGGGGAAGTATTCCTCGAGTGTTCTGGTGATCTGATTGCAGTGCAGACACCGAAGCCAGCGGTGGGCACCTTCGGCGCGTTGCTCCGTGCTGACGACACGGGTCTGGCAACCGCAGAAGCGACATGGAAAGCTCATAGATCAAGCGATCGATCCCAGCATGATGTCTTCGCCGGTATCGGAATAAACAAGGCAGTCCTTGGACCAACCGAGCGGGTTTCCTTTGACTGGCATTGCCGCGACATCGGGCTTTTCGATGGAGACGATTTCATCAACAAAATCTTCCGCAATATCCTCGCTGTCAGCCCAAACGTAGGCCTCGTATGTAACGGATACAACAAAAAGCTGTTTGCTCATGATTCGCAAAAGGCAGAGAAGAATGCAACGAATTCGGCGTCGTCCTTGGCGAGCTTTTTGACTGCTTGCGCAATCCCGCGCATCACAATCGTGAAAACGAAGCCTGGAAAAAATAGAACAAGAAGGCCAAGAAAGGCAAAGAAAAGACGATGCTTGAACGTGATTCCTTTTGCCACCTCGGACATGATCTCAGTTGGGGTCATTGTTCAATTCGTTAATGATGTCGAAGATGTCTTGGCGGATGCCGTCGGCACCCTTGATGCGGACCGCCAGAGCGGTGAGCGCACCGGCAAGCGCCTTGCTGGTGCTTTGCTCTTCATGGAACGCCTCCAGGATTGCCTTGCTGGCCGGGGATGGCTCGGCAAGCGCTGCGTTGGCGATGTCGACCCATTGCTGGAACACCACCTGATAACGAGGCGGCCAGTCAGCCTTCTCGAGGCAATCAAGCAGCTCGATGGACAGCGCACGGAAGTCAGTCATTGCGCACCCTCCAGCTCGGTGGCGATGGCGAGGAGTTCGGCGCGGATACGCTGGCACTCCAGTGCTACCGGCAGGTAGTTGCGCGGCTCAACAGCGTCATCGGGCGCCACCTGATCCGTAGCAGCTCGCAGGGCGGCGGCAATGCACTGCCGGTAGACGGGGTCGTTAATCACGTTGGGGTTGCCCATCGTGCCTGCGATCATCACAGCCAGCGCGGCGGGGGAAAGGTCAGTCACGGTCGGTCTCCTGTTGCAGTTTGGGACTGGTGTTCTGCTTTAGGAACTCCACCATCAACCGATGTGCTTCACCGGCGTCGGCAATGAACTGGCCTCGATAGTGGAAGCCTTCTTTGTCGAGGCGCAACATTTCTTTAGTTGGTGGAAAACAGAACATGATGCAGTTGGCGGGATGGTCAGTCATTGAGATCCTCGGGTCGGTAAGGCGGTCTAAGCTGGCCGTGCTCGTCAACAAAACCCGCCTCCTGCAGGAACTGCCGAGCGGCTTCCTTGTCGCCGGCCAAAGCTTGGTCAAGCAAGGTGGGAGCGATAAGTTCGGCGGCAAACTCTTCAAGGGTGTCAACTGTGACTCCGTGCCAGAACACATCACCATCGCTGTAGTTGCCCCAGGCGGCGGCTAGGTGCAGCAGCACATTGGCAATGCCGTGGCGGACGCTGACGCTTTCGCCGTACTCAAACTTTTCGATCAGGCGCTGAGCGCGGGAGGTGAGATGGTTAGTCATGGCTATCAGTGTGAAGACGCCAGTTCACATCGCGAGCGGTTGGAATCTTGAGAGCCATTCGCAGTGTGTTGTTTTCGTGAATCAGTAGCTTGACCATGTCAAGAGTGGTAGCTTCGCACTCGGGAAACTGCTTGCCCACCTCGCGAGCGATCCGCAGGTATTCGGTTTTGTAATCTAGGTCAGTCATTGATTGGCTCCAGCCAGACTTTGATGTCGCGGCCATAACCGCAGGTGCCCCACAGGGCGAAGGTTTGTCGCAAACCTTGGACGATGTTGCCGCCGTAGATCTTCCTTGATGGTTCAGAGTTGATCCACCAGAACTCACCAATGCGGCCTTGGTCAGAGTCGATGCTGATCATTCGGGCAGCGCCTCCAGTGCGCGGCGGATGGTGTCACGGTCGCGATCCAATGCAAACGTGCTTCGTCTAGACAGTGCCTCCAGCGCCTGCTCGGCGCCCCATTGGGCGGCAAGGGTGGCGATGTGCTCATCGCTGAGTGAGACGCGGACGGGTGTGCCTTCATGCCAGATTTCGGCAACCCACTGCTGCACCAGCTCCGGCGGTGGGACGATAGGGTGTTGACTTGTCATTGATAAATAGGACGCAATTGGTGATCGACTTTGATGCGCTCAACGGTGCCATTATGATGGCGTTCGTACCAGCGCCAAGCTCCCTTGTTATTAACTGGACCCATAAGAGTGAAATCACCGAGAGTTTCTGGCCAGTTAAGTCCCTGCACGACATAGGCCAGCTTTGGCAGTGGAGTGATGGGATGGGTCATCGCTCGGCCTCCCGCTCAAGCACGGTCGCCGCAACCAGATCGCCGTCTTGCTGCTCGCGCAACCAGGCAGCGATCTCGCGGATCGCAGCGCGGGCCATGGAGCTCCGCTCCTTGACGCTCTCCATCTGGGCGCCCTGAACCCGTTCCACCAGCGAACTTCCAATTTGGGAGAAATTAGGAGCTGGCTTTGAGTCGGGTGCAAGCAGATCCCTGACCTGTCGCGCCTGCTCAGGCGTCAACTGCAGTGGTTCATTGATCTCGTAGACCTTTGAGGCTGGGCGCTTGGACAACTCGGCGGCCGTACGGATCTGTTCTGGCGTGGCATTGCGGATCAAGTCCATACACGCATGAAACCGGCGGTTGTTCTCTCCCTCGTTAATCGGCTCAGGTTGCTGCTGCGTGGACTCCAGCGTCTCGACCCGGCTTGCAAGGGCCAAGATGTTGGCACTGGTTTCAACAATGTGTTTCTGGGCGGCATCTTCCAGCAGCTGAATCCTGTCGCGGAGTTCAAGAATTGCCTCTAACCATCGTGCAGCGTCCGCCTGCCACGGCTCTGGCCTTGCTTTGTGTTCAGTCATCGGAGTGCTTGCCAACAATGGCTTCGATAGCGTCAGCGACCTGTTCAAGCGTCATTTCTGGGTGCCGGCCTGCGGCCATGCGAATCATCGTGACAGCGAGCTGGAGGCCATCATCGATAGCGTCACATGTGGTCTGCTTGATCAATGCCTTGACAGTGGCTTCTTCAGCGGGGGTCATAGCCGCACCTCCACGCCCACGATGTAGCGGTAGACGCCGGCCGTGGTGCTGCATGCTTGCAGATCAAGGCTGCTCACCTTGCAGCCGGTGGTCTTCAGAAACTGATCCAGAGCGTTTTGAATTGCGACCTCGAGGGCTGCCTTGGCAGTCTTCACTTCTTCAATAGTCATGGCAACATTTTAGATAGAACAAGAATAATCAACGCAAATAAACCCCAAATAGCAAATAATCGAACAGCTAAATCATGAAGCTCCATTGCTGTAAGCAGCGCAAAGCTCGATGATCCTATGGGCCCTTGTGGGACCGATTTGGTCCATCAGTAACAAATCATCAAATTCAAGGCTTAGGACGTGGTCAACGGAGAACACCCCTGCTCGAAGCAGCGGATGCAATAAGGATACATCATTGCGCAAGGCCGTGCGCAACTCGACGTGGTCGTTGCTTGAATTGAACCTGTCCAGCAACTGCAGCCACTCAAAGGCTGGCGTCGGACTGGCTTGCGCCGCCTGTCGCAGCGCCCGGGCCAGGTCGCACGACATGTGATACCAGAACCGGTTGCCTCGCATTAGGCCTCGCGCATCAACTCCAGCAGTCGCAGCAGGTGTTCGCCAAAGGCGACGTGGGTCATCACTGCATGAGGCGCGGGCAGACGACCATAGGAATCCTTCCACCACTCCTTGAAGGCGGCCTCGATCGATTCTTGGTTCATGGGACGTACCAGAGCTTCTGGCCGGTCTTGGCGATCCAAGCCTCGTACTCCTTTCGAGCAGCGTCAACAGCTTCGAGTTCAATCTCCCGAAGTTCTTCCTCTGAAAATTCCTTGCTAAGAATTTCACGAAACTTTACCTTAAAGATTTTGTTGTACTGATTAAGCTGATCTCGTGCTGATCCGCCATTCTTGGCTGAATTCACTTCAGCGGCGAACTTCAATGCAATGCGCTTCTTGGTAGTGATGCGATGCATCCAGGCCGAGCTAAACGGTACGCCAGATGCTTCTTGTTTTACTGAGGCTTTCGATAGCGCTTCATCAATAGAAGCAATAACAGCTTTTAATTCGCCATGAAAGCCATCGAGTTCTTCTTTGCTAAGCGATTGAATTTGATCGATTTCGACTGAGCGGCTGAGAAATTCGCTTGTAAATGTAATCATGGGAAAAATTGAGGGGCCCGAAGGCCCCATTGTTGATCAGAACGGAGGCTGCCAACCACCAGGAGGCTGAGCGGCAGGTGCTGGTGCAGCGCTGGGCGGCGGGCCCCAGCCGGGTGGATTCACCGGTGGCGGGGTCATTGCCGGGGCCGCAGCGGGAGCGGGTGCGGCTGCCGGGGCGCCGGGAGGCCCCCAGCCAGCCGGTGCGGCCAGAGCAGCTGGGGCGACCGGAGCACCGGGCGGGCCCCACGCGCCTGGGGCGCCCTGGGCGGCCGGCGCAGGCGCCGCAGCAGCAGCCGGAGCCGCAGCAGTCTGCACCCGGCTGTCTGGCTTGAGCTGGACACTCATGTACCAGGGCTGGGTATTCGAGGACTTGTCCCAGCCAGACACGCTCACCGGGATCTCGTTGCGCTCATTCGGCTGCGCATTCATCAGGTACTCGGCGATCGCATAGGCCTGATCAGCCGGCACATTGATCGTCCCCGAGTAGGCCGGGTACTGCTTCGACGGATCGAAGCGGTCACCCATGCGCTGGCGCAGCACGTTCGGGTCCTGGCGGAAGATGGCGCCATTGGCAGCAAAGCTGCTCATGCTTCCACCTCAGCTTTCTTGGTGCTGCGACGGCCGCGCTTCTTCTCGGTGCCAGGTGCCGGCTTGGCATTGGCGATCAGATAGCAGCCGGTGCCATCGGGCTTGCGCTTCACCGAGTAGCGGATGGCCTCGGAGCGGGCTGACATTGCACCAGCGACCTGGGAGATCGTGGTGGCCTTGTAGCCGAACTCCTCGTCAGCGGTGTCGTAAGCCACTTCGATCGCTTCGCCGATCTGAAGCTGCTGCAGGGCAGTCCTCAACGGGAAGGTTTTTGTAATTCGAGTGGTAGTGGTAGGGATGTCCTGGGCGGAAATGACGTTGAAACTCATTGCGATACGGAACGCATTGACACTATACCCCTAAACGGGCCTGTTTTGCAGCGAAAAGCTGCTGGTACTGCTCGGCTGTGATCTTTCGCTCATTGAACCGAGCCTGAAGCAACGCATCGACCGAATCCAGTTGTTCTATTGGCATTGCCTGTATCGCTGCCAATGCCTTCTTGAACACATCATCGGCCTGGGTCGGCTTCAGGTTCTGCACGATCGGCTTCCGTCTCGGTGGCGTCCATTCACACGACACCGGCGCGGCCAGATCAGGGCTGCCCATCACCCGGATGCACGGCTCGTTCCGCCGCTTCGGGTGCGGCATCAAGCTCGTGGTCCCGTAAAGCGTCACCCGCTTCCCTACCCACTGCCGTGGATCGGGCCCGAACATCGCCTTGATCGCGACCGCGTTGATCTTCGCCAGCACCAACTGCAGCGGCGTCTCCTCGAACGACATGATCACCTTCGGCTCAACGCCCCGCTCGCCCTGGAGCTCTTCGCGAACGATGTCACGAACCGTGAAGGTGACCGGCTCGCCATTGAACAGGCCAGCCTTCAGGAACCGGCCCGGGTACAGCTCGTCAAACGATTGGAATGCAGTCACAGACCCTCCAAGCCAAGATCATCAAGATTTGTATCGTCATCAGCAGATGACACATCGGCCCACGCAGGAGGCACAATCCATGCCTCACCGTAGCTGGGCCATTCGTTTCGCGCTTCGCATTCGGCTATGCGATCGAATGCCTCGTCGCGTCTGCGGAAACCTTCGTCCATGAATTCCTCGTCAGCCCATACGAGCGAGTAGTTGTAAGGCTTTTTCCACTCGTATGCGATGAAGCCGGTCTGCTCGGGCGCAAACCCATGCCGATCGGCGTAGCCCAGGCTGTAATGCGCGAGCTGCACGTCATAGCCCAGCTTCCACGCCTGGTTCCTGAACATCAGCGGGTGAGCGCTGATCGTCTTCTTCAGGTCCAGAAGGATCTTCTGACGCGGCACCTCGAGGTCCGGCTTGTACCGGCACTCGCGGCCCTCGGCATCAGTCCAGAAGTGCGGCTTCTGCTTCGTTGGCAAGCTCGCCAGCAAGGGCCCGATCACAGGATCTGCACGCAGCCGGCCGGCGATCGCATGAGAGGTCTCAATCCACTCTTCGTTCACGACCTCTTTGCCCTCGTTTTTCAGCAGCCACTGATCCCACCATGTGACCGCCAAGACGGTCGCTTCCGATGGCTTGGCCGCATTGCGCTGGCTGCTGGTCGGTTTCTTCGGCGCATCAGCCGGCAGCACCGCATAGCGCTTGTGAAACTCAGTCGGCTCCGTCAGCAAGCAGTCAACCAGCGACCCCTGCCGCATCGCGTCGGTGGGCTGGAACACTTCCCGATCAGGGTCGACATGCTTGGCCCAGTAATCCAGCGCAGTGCCGGTCACCATTGCTTTTAGGCGCGTCGCGGACATCGCCGGATGCGCGTGGTACTCGTCAGGATGCAAGGTCACATCTAAGGTAGGACTTGCACAGCATACACGATGCAGTATGCTTTGGCAATGCCTGCACTACGCCCCAGACAACAAAAAGCAGTCGATGATCTGCGTGCTGCCTACCGGGCCGGCCGGGATGCCGTGGTGCTCGTCGCGCCCACTGGTATGGGCAAGACAGCAACAGCCGCTGAGATCATCCGATCAGCCATCAGCCGGGGCAATCCCGTCTGGTTCCTCGCGCACCTGCAGGAAATCCTGCTCGACACCAGTCGCCGGCTCACCGGTGAAGGCATCCAGCACGGTTTCATCATGGCCGGCATGCCCTCGGATCCGACCGCCATGGTTCAGGTGGTCTCGGTGCAAACCGCAGCACGGCGGCCGATCCTGTCCAAGCCAGCGCTGATCATCATCGACGAATGCCACCTGGCGGTCGCCAAGACCTACCTCCGCGTCATCGAGGCAGCCGGGAACCCGAGACTCCTGGGTCTCACCGCCACACCTGAGCGCCTTGATCGCAAGGGCCTGAACGAGCTCTTCGATCACCTCGTGCCCACCTGCTCCACCCGGGACCTGATCGATGAGGGCCTGCTCTCGTCCTTCCGTTACTACGCCCCGTCGCTGCCAGATCTCACCAACGTCCGCGATCGCGGTGGCGATTACGACGAGGGCGATCTGGCTGAGGTCATGGACCAGCCCACCATCACCGGTGACGCCATCGCGGCCTACCGCAAGTACGCCCAGGGCCGGCCGGCGGTCGCGTTCTGCACCAACATCAAGCACGCGACCCACACCGCAGAGGCATTCGCTGCTGCGGGGTTCAGGGCGGTAGCGATCTCAGGCAAATCGACCGCCGGTGAGCGCAAGCACGCACTCGAGGCCCTCAAGGCTGGCCAGATTGACTTGGTGGCCAACGTGGGCCTGTGGGTGGCTGGTGTCGACTGCCCGAACATCGGCTGCGTGATTCTCCTAAGACCCACCAAGTCGGTCACGGTTTACTTGCAATCAATAGGCAGAGGACTGCGTATCCATCAAGATAAAGACGACCTTGTTGTCCTCGATCATGCTGGAAACGTATTCGAGCATGGAATGCCAGACGAGCCGCGAGAATGGACCCTGGAAGGACGACGGAAGCGCAAAGGCCAGGCAGCACCACCTGTGCGTCAATGTCCTGCATGCTTTGCCGCTCACGCTCCGGCACCCGTGTGCCCTTGCTGTGGACATACTTATTTTGTTGCAGAACGTGAAGGGCCGCGTATCGTTGAAGGTGAGCTTCTTGAAATTACAAGTGAAGTAGCTGAGAAGATTCGCAAACCGCATCCTGCAGCAGGATGCAAGACATACGAAGACCTCGTCCAGCGTGCTCGCGAAAAGGGCTATTCCGAGGGCTGGGCCAAACACATCTGGCAAGCAAGACAGCGCAAACAGCTCAAGACGGCGTAAACTGCACCCGGCACCAAACAAGGGCCTCAAAGTGAAGGGGGGCCCTTTTTTATGTCCGAACAGCACGTCCAACAAGCAATTCGACTTGCGCTCGGTACCAGGCCAGACGTCACCCTCTGGCGCAACAATTGCGGCAAGCTCCCCGACCCACGCACCAACCGCTGGGTTGAATTCGGCGTTGCCAATCCCGGCGGCTCGGACCTGATCGGCCTCCGCACCATCACCATCGGCCCTGAGCACGTCGGTCGCACCATGGCCGTCTTCAGCGCCTGCGAAGTGAAAACCTCCACTGGCCGGGTCAGACCCGAACAGCAGAGGTTCATCGACTTCATCCGCTCTCGCGGTGGCATCGCTGGCGTCGCTCGTTCGGTGGAGGACGCCCAGCGGCTATTCAGTTAGCCATTCGATCTGACCGATAAATGCAGCATCATCGCTATACGAAATAATCTGCAGAGCCTCGGCGCGGCTGCGGGCCCACACCATCCCGATCTTGTTCAATCTTTTGATCTGGTAATAAAAGCGGCGCATGATCGTGAAGAATAGTTGCAATAACAATGACAGGGATAAAGAAGATCAACCACTCAAAAGCGGCGCGACGTTTGCTCACAGCTGCTTCACTCCAAACGGCAACAACTCAGCAGCTTCTGCAGTCATCTTCCGGGTCCACGCTCGACGGTCTCGATCCCAACTGAAACCAGCATCCTTGGCCAAACCATTGCTCTCAAATGACACAATGGCCTGATACAGAAACCGTGGCTTCATTGCATCAGCAAGCAGCTCCTCGAGATTCGGACACCGCTCAAATACCTGCGCGATATAAATGCAATCTGTCAGCGCTCGATGTGCAGCCCACACCGGCACACCGTAGGCCAGCGCTACGTTCTGCAATGCCGGACGCTTGCGCACGCCAGGCCACTCAACATCATCCATCGTGCAAATCCATGGGCGCTTCGGCAAGAAATCCTCGACCCATTGCCGATCGAATGCTGCATTGTGCGCTACATAAGCGTCGCAATGACACGCCATGTCGTAAGCGGCGCCCTGCATGTTAGCCGTTGCGCCAGCAGGAGCACATGTTGTCAGTGCTGGCTTGATGCCGTTCACATGCTCTGCCGGATTCGTGCTCACCGGCAGCAAGAACGACATCTGTGCAATCACCGCACGATGTTCAACGCTAAAGAAAATCATGCCAACCTCGGCCAAGCTGCCATCGGTCGGTTTTAATGCTGTGGTCTCTGTGTCAATGATCAGTAGCTTCATGCTCAAGGATGCGTTATGTGAACATTTGCAATGCCGTCCAGTGGCACGCCCAGCCGGTGCGCAGCGCCAGCGGACAGGTCAATCCGACCGCAGTCGCACCTGTCGGTGATCGGCACACGCAACCGGCGCCCTCGGTGGGTGACGGTCACGATCGTCCCGCACCGCAGCCAGGGATGCGCTGCGCTCACGCCCCAGTGACGGTAGACCTGGCCGCAATAGGTCGTCCGGCCGTCATACCACTCGTGATAGGTGCTGGCGGTCACCTCTCGAGCCTGGACCGGTGCCGTCAGCAGCACGGCAGCCATCAGCCACCTCACTTGCGCCTCCACTCACCGCACCACTCACCATTCCCGGTGAGAGGCCACACAGCGATCATTGCCAGACTCAGGCTGTGCTCGGTGTGCACCGAAACCACGGGCGCATGCCGCCGGCAACGGCCGATGCTGCCAGGCATGCCCTCCAGCTCTCCCATCCAGTCCCACCATCGGCAGTCGCCGCATCTATCTTTTCTATTCAAGGGTGTGCTCCAAAAGCAACGACTCGCATAGCGTACCACAAAATTCAGGTGCTACCGTAACGGCATGATTGATTTCGACGCTGCCAACGCCTTCGTCCTCGCCCTCGGCAAAGACCCAGGCTCCATCAGGCTTCGTGGCTTCTACCCCGCCGGCCACCCCCTCAAGGATTCCGACTCAGGTCGCAAGTCCGGCCCCGATCGCAACACCATCACCCGCTGGCAGTCCGAAGGCCGAGGTGTCTACCTCGTCATCAATGACGGCGGCGACACCGATGCAGACATCACCGCCTGTCGCGCCTTCTTCGCCGAATGGGACGACCGCCCTAAGGATTGGCAGGTCACCGCATGGCAGGAATTCAACCTCCCAGAGCCCACCATCCAGGTCGACACCGGTGGCAAATCCATCCACAACTACTGGGTGCTCTCAGAACCGGTCTCACCTGAGACATGGAAACCGATCCAAACCCGCCTCCTCGACTACCTCGAGGCTGACACAAAACTTAAAAACCCCTCCCGTGTCATGCGCCTACCCGGTGCCATGCACATGGACAAGAACGGCACACCAGATGGCCGCACCGACATCATCCACACCTCTGACAACCACTACACCGTCGAAGAATTCGCCGCATTCCTCCCCTCAGAGCAACAGCTCTATGAACCCGCGAAATTCACTGACTACCCCTCCACATCCACACCCGATGAAATCCGCGATGCACTTGCTTACATCCCACCACGCAAACCAGGCACCAACACCTACGACATCTATCGCAACATTCTCTGGGGCCTCATTAAAGCAACCGGCAACGAAGACGAAGCAATATCCCTAATGCAATCCCACTCGCCTGAGTGGAAGGGAATCCAGCAGGTCGCACGCTCTGGTGGCGCACGCGTCAACGAATCCACCTTCTGGTACTGGGCCAAGCACTACGGCTACAAGCGCAAACGACCCGTCCGCGACCTCCCACCAGTCACCCCCCCAGCGGCGGCAGGCAGCGCACCCGCTGACGACACACCTTTCCGTTGCCTCGGCTTCAACCGCAACAACTTCTATTACATGCCCTCCCGGGGCGGGCAGGTGATCGAGCTCTCAGCCGGTGCCCACACCAAGAACAACCTCATGACCCTTGCCCCACTCACATGGTGGGCCACCCTCTTCCAAACCGAAAAAGGCGCCATCGACTGGGACTCGGCAGTCAACTCACTCATCGCACGCTGCCAAGCAACCGGCATCTACTCTCCGTCCCTCGTGCGCGGTCGCGGTGCCTGGTGCGATGGCAACTCCGTCATCGTTCACCTCGGCAATCGACTCATCGCTGATGGCAAGCACATCCCCAAGCCACATCAATTCGATTCCCGCTACTTCTACGAAAACAGCGAATCACTCGACGGCCCATCCGACACGCCCCTCTCCGACGAAGCCGCAACAGCACTCGCCAATATCTCCGAGCGCTTCTCCTGGGAGTCGCCCGTCTCAGCCAACCTCCTCCTCGGCTGGATCGTTCTCGCTCCCGTATGCGGGGCCCTCTCCTGGCGTCCGCATATCTGGGTGACGGGGGCTGCTGGCTCGGGCAAGTCGACCGTGCTGCGCGATTTCATGCGCCCGCTCCTCGGTGGCATCTTCAAAGCTGCAACCGGCGGCACCACCGAAGCCGGCATCCGTGGCGCCCTCCGCTCCGATGCCATCCCCGTTCTGTTTGACGAGTTCGAGCAGAACGAGCTCAAAGACAAGTCCCTCGTCCAATCCGTCTTGGCCCTGGCCCGGGTCGCATCATCAGAAGGCGGCCAGATCATCAAAGGCACCGCCACCGGTGGCACGGCAGCCTATGAGATCCGATCGATGTTCTGCTTCAGTTCGATCACAGTCGGCATCTTCCAGAAAGCCGATTTCGATCGCATCTGCGTCCTGTCCCTCGTGCCCGCCAAGGACAAGCCCAAAGAGCACTGGGAGGCCCTGCGCCGCGAGATCACTCAACACTGCACCGAGGAAGTCGGTCGCATGCTGGTGGCCAGGACGATCAAACACATCCCGACGATCCGCAGCAACAGCAAGGTTTTTGCGTCGGTGCTGGCTGAGGCCTATGGCCAGCGGTT